GCGGACACCATGATGATAATCAGACATCTGATGCACTCCGTTTTGAGGGTGTGCTCAGGGTGTCAGGTCAGGTTTTGCTGTGCATCTGATGGGGGTTTGCTGGTCTGTCAGCAGACAGAATTAATAACCTGTCGCTGCCTGTCGGCCGGTATGTACCGGTAAAGGGTTTTAACCGACACCTCCAACACAAGCGCAATCTGCTGCAGCGTCGCGCCGTTCGCCAGCATTCTTTCAGCGCGGCCAATCACGTCCGGCGTCATTACGCGACGCCTGCCGCCGATGCGGCCTTTTTCCCGCGCAGCGGCCAACCCGGCGCGGGTGCGCTCTACGATTAGCTCTCGCTCCATTTCAGCCAGCGCGCCCATGACGTGAAAGAAAAACCGGCCCATCGGCGTGCTGGTATCAATGCTGTCAGTCAGGCTGCGGAAGTTAACGCCGCGCTCGCGCAGCTCCTCTGTCAGCATGACCAGGTGGCGCATACTTCTGCCGAGCCGGTCGAGCTTCCACACAATCAGCGTATCGCCAGGCTGCAGGCAGCGCAGCGCCTTTTTCAGCCCCGGCCTTTCGCTGGTTTTGCCGCTTATCCTGTCTTCAAAAATCAGCTCACATTCTGCGCTTTGCAGCGCAACCCGCTGTAAATCCGTATTCTGGTCATTTGTTGATACCCTGATGTAGCCAATAAGCACGCTGATTTCTCCGCAAATGGCCGCAAGTGTGCCAGCGCGGCACGGCGCAGGGCCAGGCGTTTGTTTCTCAGAAACCTCGGTTTAGGTGACGCAGCAAAAAAGACTGTCGGTAATGGCGCTGATCAACTGCCTGATATGAGTTTCTTCGCCGCTGTGAAATCGGGCAATGGTTACACCCGGCTGCCAAACGGTGTGATCCTGCAGTGGGGTTCTGGCGGCTTTAGGCAGAAAACTACAACAACCGTTGTTCTGCCGATTGAATTCCCTAATGCGGGTGTCGTCGTAATCGCCTGCAAGGGATCGGCTTTACCGTCGGCCGGCGAATATGGCTTAGGGGCGGGATTTCGTAATAAATCCTCTTTTGATCTCACTAATACTGGCCCTGACTCAACTCTTCAGGGAATTAATTGGCTGGCGCTGGGGTACTGAATGAAAAAATATTCACCATCTGCAAATGCTTTTTACGATACCAGCATCAATCTGGTTATCCCCGCTGATGCCGTAAAAATCACCGATAAAAAATGGGCTGACTTACTCGCCGGACAGGCAGAAGGAAAGCTGATTGCCTGCGGTGCTGACATGCTTCCGTGCCTGACTGATCAGCCGCTGCCTACAGCAGAAGAACTTATCATCCAGGCCGAAGACAAGCGCAGCAGGTTGAGGGCTGAAGCCGATACGGCTATTCAACCTTTGCAGGATGCGAGCGATTTGGGGATAGCAACAGATGATGAGGCAAGCCAGCTTGTAGCCTGGAAAAAATACCGCGTCATGCTGATGCGACTTGACACAAAAGACGCTGAAAATATTATCTGGCCTGAACAGCCCGCATAAACAAAAGCCCGCAATGCGGGCTTCGTTTATTCCGGCCTGACCGGCCATTCAATGTCTGGCGCTTTACTGGTATCAATCCGGCTTAGTTCTACCCGGTATCGTTTCCACTCTGCCAGGCGGGTGATCTCCTCATCTGACGCAATACTGATATCAACCGCATCCTGCAGCGGCGCGATTGTCCTGTTTGCCTCATCCATCTCAGCGGCCAGCCTGATGCTGGCAATCAGCGCCGCATTTTCAGCATCTGTTGCCGGGGCAGTAAAGAGGCCGTCAATGTAGCGATAATTTATATCGGGCTGTTCAGGCAGCGCGGTAATATCCACCCATACCAGCGAAGGGTGATAGAGTTTTTCAGGCTTCACATTCAGCGCGACAATTTCCGCGACGCGCTGATTTTCGATGCGGGCATAAGTTTTCATCAGCTAAATTCCTCAATAAAAATAACGCCGTCCGAGCCGTAGTTGCCAATAAAGGGATCGGCTCGGGTATTACCGCCACCTCCAGCCCCAAAGGTTTTTCCTTTAATGGATGAATTACCGTCCCCGCTTCGCTTGCCGCCACCCCAGTAACTTACACCGCCATCACCAGAGCCGCCCCGATAAGGGTTTGTAGTCGTCGAGATAATGCCGGGCGCATCGCTGCCGTCACCGCCCTGAATATTCAAATCGCCGCCTACTGCCGTTCCGCCCGCGCCGCCCGCATCACCTGATGAAGTATTCACGCCGTTGCCCGCCGTCAGCAGGCCGTTAAATGTGCTGCTTGTTGCTGACAGTGTTTCATCGCTGCCACGACCTACCACGCCGGGGTAAGTTTTGGTGTCGTCCACGTTAAGCCACGCTATAACTGTGGCACCCGCGCCGCCACCTGCGCCACGGCTTGTAAGCCCGCTCCCCCATCCGAGATAGCCATAGCCTCTGCCCCCGCCGCCGGTCAGAATAATCCTGATGCGTTTGGTTCCGGGCGTGGGTTTGTAGTTGATTGCTCCAGGCGTGGTAAAAATCTGGCGGCCAATAATACGCCCTGTAAAATTTTCGCTAATACCGAGGTTTTTGAGAACGTCAGCAATCAGCCCGGCGTCTTTGATTTCTGCCAGGGCGCTTGCGATCTGCAGGTACTGGCTGTGTGGGTTTTTAGCGTCGGTATGATTTTTTATTACGCTGTCAGCGTAAGCCTTAACCTCGATCACCGCGTCATCAACGTACTTGCGCGTTGCCAGCACGACTGATGGATCAATTTTCAGCGTGACGGCCGTTGTGCTGTTGACGATTAAAATCATGCGCACGGTCTGCGTCCGGCCGCTGCCTTCAGCCAGCTGGGGCTTGTAAGTTTCCGGGCAGTTAGCAACGGCAATCAGCACGCCTTCGGCGTCATAGAGGCCAATCTCGCGGATCCAGAAACCGCCCTCGCTTTCCGGGATAATCTGCTCGGCGATAATCTGGCTACTGTTTGCCGCATCAATGGTCAGCGAATTAAGCTGCGCGCGGCGCTTCTCGCCGATGAGCTTTGTCTGCGCCGCATCAGGCGTCGGCAGCGTGCCGCCACCATCCCCGACAGCCATTGAGGTGATACTCACTTTTGTGCCGAGCGCGGCGGCGTTCGCCAGCTTAGCCGCGCCCTGATTAGTCAGCAGGGCAAAATATTTAGTTGTCATGCGCTCACTTCCGTCAGGTCAATAAGATGCACCGCCACGCCGGAATAACCCGGCCCGCCGACGCTTATAAGTTCAGGGGTATAGGGATAAACGGTCAGCTCGTCGCCGCTGTAGCTGGCAACGGCAACCGGCAGCGCGCCGTTCGCGTCCAGGTTGATAGACAGACCGATGAGGTGTCGGCTGCAGGGCTTCGCGTCGGCTATCAGTCGCTCCAGCTCGTTATACATTTCCTCGGTAATGCCGGTATCGAGTACGCCCACATCAAGCCGGAACGTGCCAGGCGCTTCACCGGTTTTCCACCACTCAATTATTTTGATGAGATAGCCCAGCGGCTCAACGACGCGGCGGATAGCGCCAATCGTGCCTTTGTGACGATGCACATACTGCGAGGCGGCAACAACGGCGCGCTTTGTCGATTCAGGCCAGGCCGAATCCCAGCGGTCAACCGACCACGCCCACGCCAGATAGGGAAGAAGCACCACCGGGCATGTGTACGGATTCCATAACTGGCGCAGTGGCACGCTCATCGCGCCGGGGCTTGCCAGCGCTCCGGCGGCAGCAACCTCAAGCGCTGATGAGCCGGTCGGCAGCAGACGATCACTCATCAGAGCCTCCCACGGTCAGCGTGAAACCCGTGCAGTAAGCGGCCTGCGTTTTATCGAGCACCACGTCAGCAGCAGGCTTAATCAGGTTAACGCGCTGCACGCCCTCAACGTGCATGGCGGCATACAGCGCAGACAGGCGAATGTCCCGGCCGAGACGTTTCTGCGCGGTAATGTAGGCGGCGAGCTTTGCCTCAGAGGCGGCGCGGACTGGCTCCGCTTCCGGTCCCGGATAGAGGTACAGCTCGGCCACGATTTCGTAATTCACAATCTTCGCTGACTGCACGCTCACCCGGTCGGCAACCGGGCGCACGTCTTCATCATTGAGCGCAGCGTTAACCACG